GCACCTGCGGCTTCCCCGTCCGCGCCCCGTCGATCCAGCTGGCGGCGTTCTTCGCCGTGGCCGGTTTGTAGCCCGCCCGCAGCGCCGCCGCGTAGGCGTTCAGGTCGATGATATATTCGTCCACAAAGCGCCGTTCCTTCCCCGTCATTTTCGCCGCCATCCTTTCCGCGCGCCGTCACTTCCGCAATCGCCTGCGCTTTTTCCGCTATCCTCATTCGCGCGCGGGCGCGTGCCCGTGAGCGCTTTCCACGTTTTTCCACGTCAAAGACGCAGCGCGCATTCTTTGCGCTCCGCTTCCCGCTTTCCGTGTTCTGTTTTTTTCGGCAGTTTAACTATACCACATTTCAAACCGGACATTCAAGGACATCTGCGGACATGTTCCCAAAAAATCATGCCGTTCTGTCCATTCGACGCTCAAACGCCCGCAGCGCCTGCCCGTGCAGACGGCGCACCTGCCGCTCGCAGTAGCCCATTTTCTCCCCGATGCACGTAAAGGATTCTCCGCACAGATAGCGCAGCTGAAGCAGCGTCCGGTGGGTCTCCTCGGGCATCTGGCCGATTCGCCCCGCGATCTCGTTCCACGCCCGCAGCAGCTCGGCGTTCTGCGCGGTTAAATCCTGCTCCATGTCCACGATCCGCGCCACGATCTCCGCGCGCCGGTCCGCCGTGGCGGAGCCTCCGCCCGCGTCCATGCCGTAGGCCGCCGTTGTCCGCTCCGCCAGCGCGCGCAGCCGGATCAGCTGCTCTGTCTTCGCCTCCGCCTGCCGCATCAGCTTCTGCGCCTGCCCCAGATATTCTCTCGCCGTCATGCCGCGCCTCTCCCTTCCGCCGCTCTGTTTTTAATCCTCAGCTTCGCCCGTATGTACGCCCCCGCGCAGAAGTCGCTCAGCGCCACCGTCGGCTCCTCCACCGTGCGATAGCCCGGATAGACCGCTTCAAAGATTTCCTGTCCCGCCCGCCGAACGTCTGCCGCAATCCGACTCACCCTCCGGCGGGAAATCCGGCTGTCGCTGGTGGTGGTTGCCGGCTGCTTCAGATTTCGCGATCCCGACCAGCTCTTTTCCTTTCGGCTGTGCTGGCCGTTGGCCGATCCCTCCTGCTTGGCGATATATTGAGCCACCGCCGCGATGCCCTTGTCGTCCGGCTGTAGCCGGTCGGCGTTGCAGTATCCGTATGGCCATAGCCGCTCGATCTCTCCGCGCAGCTCCTCGGGCACGCCGCCCAGCAGCACGTGGTGATGGTGCGTCTCCGGGCGCTCCCTCGGGCCCTCGTTGTTTCCCGCCCTGGTCACCGTCACTCGCAGCCACTTGAATTTCGACAGGTCGCATCCGTACCGGCGCAGCCGCCGCCGCACCCGCGCAAGCCAGTTGGTCAGCTCCCGCTTGGCCTCCTCCCGGGTGCGCTGGTCGATGGGGTTTCGGTCGCTCCGCCGATCCCAGTCCTCCACCTCGTAGGTCAGCGTCACGTGGAAATCCCCGCGTCCGAAATTCGCGTGCGCCAGCTGCTCGCATCGCTCCTGCCGGCGCTTGTTGTTGTAGCGGTCGTATTTCCCCCGGGCGGCTACGCTCGCCTTTCCGCTGCGCAGCTCCTCCAGCCTGTCCTTCTGCGTCCGGCTGGCTCCGGGTGAGATCAGCGGATAGCAGCTCACATAGATAAACTCCCCGGCCCGCGTCGTCTTGGTGCGATAGGCTCCCACCGCCTCCTGGCATACCTCCGTGCCTGCCTTTGCATATGCCGCCGCCAGTACTTCGTAGGCCGCCGCGTCGATCCTGCCCGCCGTCCTCTTCATCGTCCCGTCCTCCGATGTGATATATAATGTAAGAATTGTTACCACTCCATACAAGCCCCGAAAAGCGGGCCCGTCCCCGCTACAGGTTCCCGCCGCCGGGAATACGCAGGGAGACGCTCTCAAATCTCCCCGCGTACTGCTGGCAGCCGCTTTAGCACGTTAGAATGGCAGCTCGTCGTCCTCCACCTCGGTGAAGCCCTCCTGCGGCGGCACCTCGCGCATGCTCATCTGATGCGCAGGCGCCGGTGCGGCAGGCGATGGCGCGGCGTTTGCTCCGCTATAGCCCCCATTTGCTCCGCTATAGCCCCCATTTGCTCCGCTATAGCCCCCATTTGCTCCGCTATAGCCCCCATTTGCTCCGCCGCCCTCCCGGCTCTCGCAGAACTCCACATTGTCCGCGATCACCTCCACGGCATAGCGCTTCGTCCCGTCCTGCGCCTGCCACGAGCGCGTCTGGAGGCTGCCCTCCACGCCCACGCGCATGCCCTTGCGGAAATACCGCGCGCAAAAATCCGCCGTCCCGCGCCACGCCACAATGTTGAGAAAGTCTGCCTCGCGCACGCCCTGCTGGTTGGCGAAGCGCCGCGGCACGGCCAAGCGGAAGCTGCACTGGGAGATGCCGCTCTGGGTCGTGCGCGCCTCAGGGTCGGCGGCCAGACGGCCGATCAGGGTTACGTGGTTCATTTTTCATCCTCCTCTCCCTTGTGCCTCGACTCTTTCCACCGCTCGGATTCGTCGTCCGCATCGCTCCCGGCGACGATGCAGGCGTACACCGTCGCAAGTCCCAGCGCGGCGACGACACCGATTGCGATCCAGATGGCGATCATAGTGGCATCGCCTCCTCAACTTTCTTGGCGATAGAACCTACCAGCTTATTGGCAGCGTCTCCCGAGCTTTTTCCCTCAATCAGAAATACGCCCGGACAGCCACCGGCGCAACGCAGCGCGTATACGCGGTTTTCGGCGTAATAAGCCTCAATTTCTACTCCGCATTTGCGGCAATGTACTCCAGCACCGTTGAATCGCACAAAGTCGTCCGCGCCATTTCCATTCTTTTTCAATGAGCTGTACAAATAATTCGCAGCGCAATCAACCGACCTGTTCATTTGCCTAACGCCTCCTCTAGGATGTTCCGCGCGCTTCTCGGCCACGAGGTGCTTTCGTTCCAGCCCGGCGTATCGGATTCCAATCGATAGCATTCAACCGTTTCGAGGCCGACATTGAGTTCCGGGACAGCCCACGTAGACGCAAGATAGGTGTACTCGTCAGTGATCAGTTTCCCGTCCTCGTAGATCATGCCGCCTGTGCTGCAAAAGTCGTCGCGAAGTCCAGCCCACGCGCGGTGCGGCTTTTTCTCCGCGATAAGGCGCGCGGCTTTATCCCAGTCAAAGACCATTCTCTCTTTGCCACGGTTCGCTTCTCCCATCACAAATGCGTCCAAAGTATTCATTTTTCTTCACCTCCGTCCATCTTCGCGCCGCAGTACATGCAAAATTTCATACAGGCTGCGCTTCCTCTCCATTCTGTTTCACCGCATACAGAGCACTTCCATTCGTTGTCTCCGCAAACATAGCCGCCCTTTATCCACCTCCCATGTCGCACCGGCTCCAACGTGCCGATTCGGGAGATCGCTTCTGCGGACGTATGTCCGTCCCATTCCGGCGCACGGTCAAGTTCCCGGCAAGCGAACATCTCCCAATACGGATCAACGTCGTAATGATAAGTAGCCTGCCCCTGCGGCGTGTCGATTCCCACGATAAACATCCCGTCGTACATCGTACTGTCGTGATGCTTTCTGGACTTCCATGCCCGCTCCGGGAACGCTTTTACAATTACTGAGAACAGCACTGCGCGATGGTGGTACAGTTCGTTGAAGGTGTGGTAGCCGTCGGAAGTGTCGCCGTCGATCTTCGCATCTACAGCGGGAAGTTTCTCGATCATGTTGGCGCAATGGTAGAAAAATGAGGCTGCGTTCTTTACCTCTCCAATCGACATGTCTGCTTTTGCCCGCAGAATCGCCACCGCCGTTTCACGGCTGATCAGATCACCCATCATCATCCCTCCATCATTTTTGCTCCGCATCCCCTGCACCACCGATTCACTTCGTGTACAGGCTTTCCCTCAGGTTTATACGTCCTGCGTGCCTGATTGTAGTTAATCCTTTCACCGCATCTTGAGCAATACCAAATATGTGACTTCCCCGCGCACGGAATCCAATGCGCTCCCTGCGCTGCATCGAGATCACGCACCATCTGCGCTTCGAGCTGCTGAATGTAGGCGAGGGCGTCTCTCGTAATTGCCGTTGAGCACCATCCGCGTGGGTCGTTGAAATAGATGCATTCAGAGCAGTTTGTCTTTCTTTTCGCTTTTTCGGAGCAGTACTCCAGCCCCTTCTTGATCTCTTCCGGCGTTCTCATTTATCTACTTCTCCTCTCAATTTCCCACCGTCAGGATGATGCACGGTTTCCAATAAGGCTTATATTCGGCAAATATCCGTTCCGTTTCCCGTTCCAGTTCCTCATCCGTGATCTCCTGTTCGAAAAATACATTTTCGGCGATTTCGTCGCGGAATTTATCTCGGTCGGTAAAACAGTAGCAATCGTTGTATCCCTGCTGGCAGTCCAAAAATTCGCCGACTTCTACAGAAATATCCGTACAGCTCATTGCGTAATAGTCGCCACTGTTTGCGCTATCCTTGGCAAATACGAGCAGCGGCAGCTCAGGGTATTCCAGGAGCAGCTTGCGGAGCTGCTCCCCAGAGTGCATCAGCCCGGTCGGCTGTTTTTCGCGGTCAAGCATCGTCATCCATCCTCTCTCCATTGCTGCAAAAATCCTCCGGCAGCACCACGCGCCCATGCAGCATGCACCATCCGCAATCCTCCCGGTAGCCCTCCGGCAGCGGAGGCCGCTTGCCCATGCACACGCAATCCCTGCACCTGACCACCTGCGTTACGTCGGCGGCAGGGGCCTCGTCGATGATGTCCAGCACATCATGAATCACTACATCCGGGATTAGACCCGCGACAGAAATCGTGGAGCACGGCTTTATTTTGTCACAATACGCGCTTACAGCCGCTTTGAGCGCTTCAGCGTCAATGTATTTTGGCATCGTTCATTCCTCCGTCGATCAGATTCTTAATTCCTCGGCGATGCCGCCCAGCACGAATGCCGCGCATGGGAGTGCGATGCCGTTGCCCCACATTTTGTACTCTGCACTATCCGTGTGCAGGGAGTTATACCATTTGGTCAGCGACGCGGCGCTGTAGGTTTTGGGTGGTTTGCCGCTGATAGCCGCCTGCGTGTCACGCACTCCGTGCCAGAACGCCAGCTCCTCGTCGGATAGCTTGTCCTTGCGGTCAGGCACGCCCCAGCCGTCCGGGAAGCCTTGAAGACGGCAGCATTCCAGCGGTGTCAGGCGGCGGATGATGTAATTGCGCGGCGGCTTTCCGGAGATCAGAACGGCCTGCTGATCATGCATGCACGTCAGCGTATTCGCCTGGTTGGCCATCGTGATGCTGTTCGGCTCTCCATGACCTATGCACAGCGCCGTGTAGTCCGTCACGCGGTTTTCATGGTCGCCGGTCAACGTGGGACAATGTGTGCCATCGCCGTTGCCGCGTGCGTCGTAGCACACAACGTTCTGACCGCGGTCGATGCAGGGAGACGCATCCGCTTCCGCCGTCAGCGTCCGGGCGACCTGTGGGTAGCAGATGCAATTCGGCTGCTGCGCGCTTTCCGGGTTCCTTGCATTCTGAGCAGTGAGTGTATGGAAAATGCTTGGATAACATACCCCAGGCACCGCGTTTCCGCCTGCTTCGCTGGCAAGTGTCGGTACGGTCGTTTCCGATTCACCGAGCGTTCGCGCCTTCGCGCCCTGTCCCGGCTTAAAGCTCATCACGCGCCCAGCATCACGGCTTCCTCCAGCGCTTCCCGCAGCATCAGCGGCAGCGCCTTGCCCCGTCGCTCCGCCCGGCGCAGGATGCCCTCGCAGGCCCTCGCGCTCAAATAATATTTCTCCGGCGCGTCCGCCTGCAAAATCTGCCACAAGGTAGATTCTCTTGCGACGCTGGGGCGCTCCCCAGTATTGCGCGTCGAGCTGCCGCCACGCGACGCTGTAGCCGTCGCCCACGATCTCTCCGGCAGTATTCCAGCGTCCGTTCGCAGGTCGAGGCACTGACAGTTTTTCGTCGCAGACGTGGACGAATTCTTCGAGGACGCAGCGGAAGTCCTCTCCTTTGTTGCTGCTGAATGCACCGGGTACGTTTTCCCAAACAGCGAAAGTTGGATACCGTCCATTGGTTTCCTGCCTCATTTCTCTTATAATTCTGACGGCCTCGTAAAACAGGCCGCTTCGCGTGGTCTGATCGTCGCCGTTTTCCTCGTGCTTCATCCCGGCGCGCTTGCCTGCCACAGACATGTCCTGACAGGGTGAGCCGAACGTAATCACGTCCACCGGCTGCACCTTGTCGCCATGCACCCCGGTCACGCTGCCGAGGTGCTTCATCTCCGGGAAACGGGAGCGCGTCACCGCAATGGGGTACGGCTCCACCTCCGCCGCCCAGACCGGGCGGATGCCAGAGAGCGCCCCGGCGAGGGGGAAACCTCCGCTCCCGTCAAAAAGGCTGCCCAACGTCATCTTCATTCCTCCTTCGGTTTGATCCCCAGCTTCTCTGCGACCTCGGCGGGGATGGGATTGTCCCTGCATACCTTGCATGTATGCGCATCTGTCGTGCTTTTGCTTGGACATTCAATGCCAAACGCCATCGGGCAAATCCAGCGCGTGTGCCCCGGGAACGTCGTCTCCTGATACTGATACCAGCTCGGGTACTCGGGGTGCTCTTCCGCCCATTTCAGCACGATGCGCTCCGTGGTATCGTCGTAAAGATACTCTTCGGTGAGATCAAACCGGCAGCCCGACCACTCATCATCATACAGCGGGCATTCATAACAATCGCCCGGATGTTCAAGACATATCCTCCGCGCCTGCCGCATGATCTCCACAAATTCAGCCATTGTCATCCCTCCTCAATCCAGCGTCCACACGGACAGAATACACACCTCGTTATATCCTTCGCCCTTCAGGTGATCTTTGATCTCTAACATCAGCGCCTCTTCACGTATTGCGGATCGGATTGTTCCGTTAAGCATCCGCATCTCCGGTGTAACGGCGGAATAGTAGTACGTCCGCAGCTCAGACCTCTTTCTCATTTTCCCACAGCTCCCTGTCTCCGGCCCCGCATTCGGCCTCCTCGTTGATCCGGCAGCATCCGCCGCCGAGGTTGTGTCTGCATCCTTCGCAGCTGTCGTGGTTCATGCCTTCTCCCTCCTCCGCATTCTTCCGCGCCTTCTTCGCCCTTCGTCCGCGGCCGCCATCGCCTCGCCCTCGCTCCTTCGCGCCCGGCTTTCCGCGCCCCGATTGGCCGCATGCTCCGCCGCCCACTCGCTGTAGCCGTAGTCCCTCGGGCAGTTGGCGCGGCATCCCTCCGCCCGCGTCTCACAGCCGCGGCACGGGCATGGCCTGTCCCGCATGCAGATCCCTCCTCACACTGATCCGTCCCGTCCTGCGGAAAATCACCCGCAGCTCCATCGCCCTGAGATCGATAATCCCGTCGTAGTGCGCCGTCCGAAATCGATAGCTCCCGTCTGTCGCTTCCCCGAAGTCGAAGTCCCTCGCGTCTCCCGTGCCCATCGCCTGCCTGTAAAACCCGTAGGCCATTTCCCGCCGCATTTCCTCCGCTGACAGCTTCCGCGTCGGTTTGGCCGTCGGCTCCGCTTTGACCACAAGCTCTCCCTCGGCTGCCGGTCTGGGTTTCTTCCGCGGCGGCTTCGGCAGCGGCTTAATTTCCCCCTCGAAAAACCGGCACGCTGCAAACAGCGTGGTCAGGCTCAGTCCATCCGCCGCTCTGTCGCCTCTCATGTAATCGCACCAGCTGTTGTGCCCGATTCCCAGCGCGGCCCTGTCTCTTTTGCTGATCCCCTGACCGGCTTTGCGCATCTCCTCCACGGCTCGCATGCCCCGCCGTATCTCCGGCAGATATTCGTCCAGGCTCACGCCCGATTTTTCCTCGATTTCCAGCAGCATCCGTACCTTCGGCAGTTGCTCCCCGCTCGCCCAGTTGTAAATTCGCTCCTCGTTTCTGCCGATGGCCTCGGCGAGCTTCCGCCCGCTCCCCGCCGCCTCTACGGCCGCCAGCATGTAATCCCGCACCGTGCATCCCGTCTCGGATTTCAGATTTTCCGTTTCTCCCATGTGCCTCCCGCCCCCTCCGGCCCCTCGGGCGGCGTCGCCCAATGGGTGTAAAAAGTCCCGTACGATCGAAACACCGCCGGGTTGGTCAGATGCAGTCCGTCGTGGACGTTCCACGCCATGATCGCGCCCACAGCGTCTGCATCCTCCTCCGTGGGCATCCGATCCCGCTTGTCCACCCATTCGATTGTCCGCGTCATTGCTTCCACATTTTGATCAGCTTGGGATACGTCACGATGCACCCCATCACCCACGCCCAGCCGTCCGCGATCCTGTCCCGCACGCGCTGGCGCAGCGGGCGCTTCCGCACGGTTCGCCGCAGCCGCAGGTCTTCGGCCAGCAGCCGGTTCCGCCGGGCTCGGGTCACGGCCAGCTCCGCCCGCAGGGCGGCTTCCTCCGCCTCCCGGATTGCGTTCTGGCGGCGCAGCTCCTCGGAGACCACGCCGTTGACATAGGCCTCCACGCCGCCGTTGCCCTTAATGACGCTGACGGTGCCGATACAGACTCTCCGAGTCTGCCTTGGCAGTCCGCCGTCGGCGGACCGGCAGACCTCAGGGTCTGCCGCCTTTGTCGCGATCCTGTCCATCAGTAATTTCCCCCTCAAACTCCCCGTCGAAGCTCCGCAGGCCGATCTTGAGCAGCGCCAGATTGTATCCGGCGATTCCGCCCACGAGAAACAGCTCGATCAGCGCGATCGTCCTAAGCAATTCCCACATAGTCCTCGCGCCCTCCCATCAGCAGCTGCGCCGCAATGTCCAGCGCGTGCATCTCGTGCCAGAGCCTCGCCAGCCATTCGTCCGGCGCGTTTTTCAGCATCAGCACGTCCAGCCGCTCGTTGAGCCGCTTCCGCTCCACCGCCGCGCTGGCGGCCAGAAAGGCCGTCTTGCCTCGGAATTCCTTCTCGTAGCGCTTGACCAGCCGGGTCAGGCGCGTGCGCAGCCCGTTTTCGCCCTCGTTCTTCATGGCCGACCGCTCCGCCGTGCGGATGATCTCGCCCACCACCGATTCGCCGCCGCTGTATGCCGTCTGTTTCATGTGTAACAGCCTCCTTTTATTCTTCAGAGGGACTTTCGCCCCTCAGATTTCCGCGATTTCCAGTCCCAGGCACTCCCGCATCAGGCGCTTTTTCAGCCGGTACACCTTGTCCCGCGCCGTGGCCGCGCTCTTCGCGTCCCATACGCGATACGTGCCGTCCGGCTCCAGCGTGACAAAATCCGCGATGTACTTGATGCCGCCCGGCAGCTCAAACGCCACCTGACACAGCACCGCCCGATGCTCCCCGGCCTTCTTTTCCAGCTCCAACCGCCCGAAGCACTCCGCCTCGTGCCGGCTGTCGAATACGCGCCCGCCGGCTTCGGCCTTCTCGCTTCCGTATTTGCTCCGTTTCGGAGCCTCCTTCTTCCGTCCCTCGGGCGGGGTCGCCCCCGTCCTGGCGCAGTATTCCGCCAGCCACTTTTCGTCGAACACCACGCTCATCGGCCCGCCTCCCGGTCGAACCAGATGTGTTTTTTCCGCCTGACCGGCGTTCCCGGCCGGGAAACCCAGATCAGAAACGCCGTGCCAAACGCGATCCCAAACCACTGAGCCATTTATTTCCCATCCCCCCGGCGCTTCGCCAGCAGCTCCTCGAACTCTTCCTCATGGTTAGCCGCAATGGTGAGCGAGGTCGTCCACAGCTCCGCCTGGCGCTCCTTCCGCTCCCTGTCATCCCGCGGAAGATAGGTGTCGTCGAAGCGCACCGTCACCCCATTGGGGCACTCTATTGTCCGGACGATTGCCATTTTGCATCCCTCCTGCGCCATCCTATGCGGCGGCGGCCTGTCCTCCTGGCTGGTCACGGATCGGTCTGCCGCTTTCGCTGTGCTTCGCCGCTGCTAAAGTCTATCTGCACGTCCTTCACGCCGTGTGCGTCGTAGGTTACCGTCACATTCCGCGCCTTGGCGGCGCGTCCGTTCGCTTTTCCCGTGCGCTCGTCGGCGTTTGGCTCTTCGTGGACGATTGCGGCAAACGGGTCGTTCCGCGCCAGCAGCTCGCCCTCCATCGACCAGTACTCCGTCACAATACGGGACGGGTCGGCTTCCGTTCCCTCCCCGTATACGGACAGGATTTCAATCACCGTCCGGCTTTTCCCAGACCAGACTGGGTACTTTGCTTGCATTGTTCTTCCTCCCCTCGTTGCGCGATTAACCCTTTCGTGATACAATATCCACAGAAAGGATGGTGTGTCATGTTTCGCAATCCCCAAGGCAAGATTCTCCGCCGCATGTTTGACCATGCCGTCGTTCACGACCTCGCCGGTGCTTCGTCCACCGAAAAGGGCTACATTTTCCTGCTGATGTCCGCAGCGGGAAATTCAGCCTGCCCCGATGGCAGTTTTGCCACCAACGGCTCCATGCAGATTCAGTTTCCCGATCTGCCCGCCGCGTTCAACGCCCTTCGCTCTCGCGGCTACCTCGTCGACCCGCTCCCTCTGGAAGAGCTTCTCCCCACCGTAGTCGTTTCCGACCTCAAAGTCCTGCTGAAGTCGCACGGCCTTCCGGTCAGCGGCAAGCGCGCCGAGCTGGTCGAGCGCCTGCTTCCCGCCCTCACAGATGAGGATGTCGCGCATCTGCGCGAAACCCACAGTTTCCTGCTCCCGTCGCCCCTCGGGTATGAGATGATCTATTCCCTCTACGACCTCTGGGAGCGCCGCCAGATCGCGCTGATGGAGGCAATTTCCGCTGGAAATACTGCTTCCATTTCGGCCTCCTACAAGCACATGCCCAGCAGCGTCGGTTTCTGGGACGATTCGCCCACCGCGTCTCCGTTTTTCCCCGGCAAGTTGCAGCAGCTCAGCGATTTCTCATCGCCATCGTCGGCCTTCGCGTTCTTGTGCGGATTTTCGCCAGAGCTCAACATCCGAGAGCTTCCCAAGGCTCTTTATGTGTCCTCTGTTTATACTCGCGCTGCTTTCGCCCGCTCTCTGGAGCAATACCGCGCCTCCGGCCTGAAAAAGGTGCTTTGGCATAGCTGTGGTGCCTCCGAGGCCTGCGATGCGTTAAACGGCAAGGTTTTCCGCATCAATAACGTCCCCGATTGCCCGGTATGTCCTGGCTGCTCCTGTTGGGTTACCGGTGTCGTCGAGTTGCCCGGCGAGCACGTCCCCGTAACAGGCAATGCCCCTCGTTCGGCAAAATCTGCTTCGCCACGATCTTCCTCTGCTTTTAAGCAGTACGCTTTCGCGCCGTTGCCAGATTCCGACCCTGTCGTCCCGCATAAACGTCATCCGATTTGGCTTATCCTCGGCATTGTGATCGCAATCGTGATCCTTTGGCGGCTCTGTTTCTCCTGACCCTTCGCTCCCCGCTCCGGCGGGGAGCTTTTTCATGCGGACTTGGCTTCCGCAGTGGTCGCCATCTTCATGCCTTCCATGAGCCAGAGCATCTTGACCTGATCCTCCTGCTTCATTTCAGCGCACAGCTGCGCGATTTTCTCAATGGTCTTGTCCATTGGTGTCCCTCCTATCATAATCTTTGCTTGCTCAAGCATCACCTTGAGTATGTCTAGATTATAATACAGATACTCAAGTCTGTCAAGCCTTTTTCAAAAATTTTCTTGACATACTGTATTTATCGTATTATAATCAATATCAAGGAGGTGAAAACTTGGAAAAGCGAATTAAGGAAGCTCGAAAAGCAAAGGGGCTTACGTTGAAACAGCTCGGCACACTCCTCGGAATTTCTGAATCCGCTGTCTCGAACATCGAAAGAGGGCGAAACAAACCTTCAGGTTCTACGCTCGTGCTGCTTTGCGATAATCTTGGTGTCAATCGCGAATGGCTCGAAACTGGAAAAGGCGACATGTTTCAGCCGCATCCCCAAGACGATCAGGCCCTTGTGGATCAACTGGTGCGGGCGTATCACGGCAGCCCGATTCTCCGGGCCATCCTGACGACCTATCTCCAGCTGGACGAGCCGCGCCGCCATCTGGTGGAGGAAATCCTCGAGGGCTTCGCCGTCGCCGTGGCCAAGGCCCGCGCCGAGGGCGAACCCGAGCCGGACGTGGGAGAGTACCTGACCGCTCACGTTGTCAACACCAATCCCGACGAAAAAGCCCAGTGACCCCGCAAAAACAGCCGCCCAATCCCTCGGGCGGCTGTTTCTTAAATTCTTAACAAATCCTTATCATTAAAGGACAGCTTGATGATTTTTGCACCTGCTTCGGCGCAAACGTTGATGTAAACCGTCCTTTGCGGCAGCGATATAAACCGCAATACCTGCGGAAACTCCCTGGCTCGGATGTAGCGCCGTCTGAAACCCGCCGTGATCTGTCCGTACTCCTGCTCGTGCATGTCGTCTCCTCCTGTTGGTTACTTGACAAACTGTGGTATACTAAAAGTATCAGGTGCATCCCTGATGGCTGTCTTCAGCATAGGACGTGCACCGGCCATGCGCAAGGTCTGTAACCATCTGTTTCATATTTTCCTTACACGACTTCACAAGTACGACATATTCACACCCGCTTTTTTGTCTGTTTCGCATTAGAAAGGTCGAATGAATATGGATTTGCGCGCCGAACTGAATCTTCTCAAGGAACAACAGCACATGACCCATCAGCAGATCGCCGACGGCACCGGCATCCCCGTGGGCACCGTCAGCAGCATCTTCTCCGGCCAGACCGCCCGGCCGTCGTTTCAGGACGTGGTCGCCATCCTCGCGTTCTTCGGCGTGAGCGTCGATGCGTTCTGCGGCCTCGCCGCGCCTCCCCCGGACGGCTCCGATTCGCCCGCGCCCCACTCGCCCCTCTGCCTCATACGCGAGGACGTGGCCGAGGCATGCCGCGGCGCGTTCCGCGACGTGATGACCTCCTGCGTCCACACGACCCTGCACGAAAACCTCGTCTGGTGGCGGTCGATAGCGATGGGGGAGATGCTCTTTATCATCGGCCTGCTCGTCTGGGACGTGCTGCACCCCGGCAGGGGCTACATCCAGTATTCTGCGGCCATGATGCTCTACACGAAAGACATGTTCTCCGTGCTGTGGACATTGATGTAATGAGACAGGAGGTAAGCGGTGACGATCTGTCACCGCTTCAGCGAGAGCGTGTCCAAATTGTAAATAATCAGGCATTTTGCTTGACTTTTTACGGCCCAGGGCATATTATAGTGGTGTGAGATTTCACACGTTAATCCGCCCTTGGCAAGTAGGTCGCCCAGCATCCGGGCTGCGCCGAAGCTAAGGGCTTTTTATGTCTACAAAGGAGGCTTGTACATGGATACGGTGGCGATTTTGGTGGACGGTGGATTCTACACTCGACGTGCAAAGACGTTATGGGGCGACCGAAGCGGGAAAGACAGTGCAGCGATTCTGCATAGCTATTGTATGGAGCATCTGTTCCACTTGGAAGGCGGCAGACGCGTTCGCGACCGGCTGTATCGAATATTCTACTATGACTGTCCTCCGATGGATCGCAATGTATTCCACCCGTTTTTGCAAAAAGACAAGCCCATGAAGAAAGAGCCCTTGTATACATGGATGACCGAATTTCAAGAGGAGCTTCGGAGTAAGCGAAAGGTCGCGCTGCGTCTGGGGCGATTGTCCGATAATGACATCGGGTATCTGCTCTCGTTTGATACGATCAAAAAGCTCTGCAACGGGTCTTTGAAATTCGAGGATTTGACGGAGAAGGATTTTCACCTGAATGTGCGCCAGAAGGGCGTTGATATGCGTATCGGCATAGATATTGCCTCAATGGCGTATAAAAAACAGGTGACCAAGATGATATTAGTCGCAGGTGACAGCGATTTCGTTCCCGCCGCCAAGCTGGCTCGCCGCGAAGGAATTGATTTTATACTCGACCCGATGGGAAATCACATCCATAGCGATCTAAACGAGCACATAGACGGCATTCAGCAGCTTTTGAAATTTAATCCGGACAGAATTAAGGACGAAAACAGAACACGACGGTCAAGAAGAGAGAGCCATGATTGACCCGTTTCAGTAGCGGGTTTTGTAAAAGGAGGAATAACCCATGATCTGCGCCATGTACCTGCGCAAGTCCCGCGCGGACTACGAGGCCGAAGCCCGCGGCGAGGGGGAGACGCTGGCCAAGCATCGCGAAACGCTGCTGGCCGTCGCCAAGGCCCGCGGTCTGACCGTCACCGACGTATTCTCTGAGCTGGTCTCTGGCGACACCATCGCCGAGCGCCCGGAGATGCAGCGGCTTCTGCGCGCCGTGGAGCGCGGCGATTACGACGCGGTGCTCTGCATGGACGTCGACCGCCTCGGGCGCGGCGACGGAGCCGACCAGTCCGCCATCCTCAAGACGCTCAAGTACTCTGACACCATCGTCATCACGCCCTACAAGGACTACAACACCCGCCGGGAGATGGACGAGGAGTTTTTTGAATACTCCCAGTTTATCGCCCGATCCGAATACAAGCGCATCAAGCGCCGCATGTGGGCCGGCCGCGTCGCCTCCGTCAAGCAGGGACGATGGATCAGCCCCAAGGCCCCCTTCGGCTACCGCCGCGTCCGCATTGACAACGGCCGCGCATGGACATTGACCCCGGAGCCGTCCGAGGCCGAAGCGGTACGCAAGGTTTTCGCCTGGTACTCCTCGGGCGCATGCGGGAAATACGTCATCGCCAACCGCCTCAACAGCATGGGCTTCCGCACCCAGAGCGGTCGCCCCTTTGAGGCCTCGGCCATCGGCAATATGCTCGGCAATCCCGCCTATGTCGGCAAAATCCGATGGAGCCGCCGTCGGCAGCACGCTGAAATGCAGGACGGCAAGGAGGTGTTCACCCGGCCGCTCTCTGACGAGTGCATCATCGTCGACGGCCTGCACCCTGCCATTGTCGATCCCGCATTGTTTGACGCGGTACAGTCGCGACTGACGGCCAATCGCGCCACGCACGTGACGCATAACCGGAAACTGGTTAATCCGCTGTGCGGTCTGATGTTTTGCTCCATATGCGGCCGGGCGATGGTGCTTGTGCCAGAATATAAACGACAAAACGTCGAATCGACCTACAAATGTTCTTCTCCGCACTGCCCCACCTCGCGCATTGATTCCAAATGCGTCTACGATGCGCTGTTTTTCGCGTTGACCCAATGGTCTGATTATGGCGATTCCTCTACCGCTTGCTCCCACGAGGAAATCGCCCCTCACAATCAGTCCCTCGTCAGCGCCGCGTCCGCTCAGATTGCACAGCTGCGCGCCCAGCTCGCCCGGCTGCAAGACCTCCTTGAAACTGGTGTATATACCCCAGAAACATATATCGAGCGGAGTAAGGTCATCTCTGATCGCATCGCCACAGCCACCGTCGAGCTGGAAAAACTCCGTAAGGCCGAACCCGTCGACGAGCGCGCCGCAATCATTCGCCTTCGCTCCAAGATCGACAACGTGCTCCTCTCTTGGGACATCGCATCCCCCGAAGAGCAAAACAGGCTGCTGAAAGGCGTCATCCGCCGAATCGAATACTCCAAAACGCACAAATGCTACCGCAACGAAAACCCCTCGAAGTACCTGTCCATTACGGTATATCCAATTCTTGATTGATTTTATTTTTAGATAAAATAAGGATATGATGCGTGTCTTGATGAATCAAGACACGCATCATATCCTTATTATTTTGCTACTTCCAGCCATCGATCATCGCCTTGACCTCTGCGGTCTTGGCGATGAGGTCGTTGTGGATGGCTTCCCACGCGACGATCATGCCGTCGGCGTAAGATGGGTTGCGCTTGTACTCCTCGGAGGCCTTGTAGCCATCGATTAGCTTCTTCACAACGGCGTGGCCGGAGGTGTTGAAATTGATGTGGGCCGCGGCCATCTCGCGATACCACGCGGCGGCCTCGGGATGCTCCGCCTTGAGGTCGTAGGCCGTGCGGATTTTGCCGCGGGCCTCCTCGATGTTGCCGGCGATGTCGTTGCTCAGGCGCTTGATGATCTTCATATCCGCGCCTCCTTAGGCCAGCTTGACCGCGCTGGCGCATACGTGGCTGACCGTTCCGGCAGCGCCGCTCAAGCGCGCGCTGATGACGGGCTGGATCGCGCAGCAGGTGGCAAGCCGCACCACCGTCTCCACGTGCTGGGTGATTTCGCCTCCCGCCGCCACGGTATCCGTGGTCATCGCGCAGGGCATGGGCGTGGAGCCGTTGTAGAGCTGGAGCACCTGAGCGCCCGCCGCGCCGGGAGTGCTGGTCACGTCAAAACTGACGCGGAAGAGGCCGCCGGCGTTGATGCGGAAGCCGCCGCTCTGGGTGGTGATGGAGCAGCCGGTGTCGGTGATCTGGGTGCCGAGCACGTTGATGGTCGTCCCATCGGCGGTGTAGGTCTGCAAAGCGGCGTTGTATGCGGCCTGCGCAGACTTCTGGTGGACGTTTTTGCAATTGCAGGACATATCGTTTCTCCTTTCCAATTCATAGCGCCCGCCCGGCGCATGGCTCGGACGGGCGCAGGCGCTGTTATAACGCGTATGTCAGTTGGTTACGCGACGTAACCGGTTCCGCAGCTTCCGCAGCCCTGCGCGGCGTAGGGATTGTAGCCCGACTGATACGGGCTGCACGTCAGATACGCCGGCACAGGGGTCTTGTTGATGGCCGAGAGCAGCGTGTTGGTCTGCGACAGCGTGCCGAGCTGGAGCTGGGCCGCCTGCAGGTTGTCGCGCAGCTCCTGCATGGTGTTGGCGTTGATGAGCGCGCGGGTGGCCTCGCCCTCCGCGTGGATCGCCGTCTTCACATCGCAGCAGCACTGCGCCTGCTGGGCCTGCATGGCCTGAGCCTGCAAGGCCGCGTCGTAGCGGTTCTGCATGATTTCCTTCTGCGTCTCGCAGCAACACTGCTGGGACGCGAAGCGATTCTCCATGATCGACTTGTCGATGCCGGCCAAGCCGAGCTGGGTGTTGTAGCGGTTCTCCAGCACGTCGCGCTGCACGCCAAACTGGTCGCGCATCAGGCCGTTCTGATTGCGCAGAATCTCGGCGGTGTTAAAACCGTCGGCCATCTCGCCGCGGGTGAGCGCGCCCTGAAGGCCGGCATTGCCGTTGCCCCACAGACCACCACCCATCATTCCGAATACCAGGAAGAGCACGACGATCCAAAAGAAACCGCCGTCGCCGAAGAAACCGTCGCAGTTGCGATCCTTATTGGTCACGGCCGCGATGTCGGCAAGGGTCATATTGTCCATTTAGGTCACTCCTTTTTGATATTTATCCTCAGCCCGTAGCGCTCCGAGCGAAGAATCATCCCTTGAAAAATCCCTGCATCTGCTCGGCGATCTGCTTCGCCTGCTCAAGCTGCTGGGCATTGATCTGGCCGCTTTGCAGCATCTCGTTGATCTTCTGCTGGGCGGATTGCGGCGACCACATCTGCCGAAACTGCCGGAACTGCTGAAGCATCTGCATTCCCGGCATCTGGGCGTTGGCCTGTTTGGCCATCATGCCGATGAGAGGGTTGCTCACAGGTTGATCCCTCCCAGCGCGTTTTCAAGCTGCGACAGCTTGTCCGACACAGCCTTGATCTCGTCCTTGGTGGCAAACTGTGACACGTCGATCTGGGGCGCGGGCGCAGCCTGCGTCTGGGCCTGCGGGTCGATTTCCAGCAGCCGGAACGACTTGAGCGTCGCCGTGCCCATGCTGTCCACGGCCTTGACGTGGATGACCGGATCGTTGTTGTCCATCATCCACGCCGTCTGTCCGGGCTGGACGATGTGGTCGCGCGCGCCCTGCACGCCGTTGACGTAGATCCACGACACATTGCTCTGCGCGCCGCTGTTCTGCGGCGGCACCTGTTGCGTCATTTGCATCATCTGCGGCTGAGGGGGCATATAGTTGGCGTTGAAATATCCCGGCACAGCGGGCTGGGGGAATGGGTAGTTATAAGCCATGCGTTGCACCTCGCTTTCTGATGCCATTTTCGCACAGGCGGCGATGCGGCGCGGGAAGTTATGCGGGGTTTATGGGAAAAATCAAAAAAAGTGAAGAGATTGAAGATACAACACAAGAAAGAACGTAAGACGTATCGAAAAAAGTGAATTTTGAAGTATACTTGCGTAAAATGTGCCAAAAATGAAAATAACGCCCGTCATAGTATTGACAAGGCGTTGGCGTTGTGTTAATATATAGGTGTCGTCAGAGATGGCGGCTGTCAGGCTCGGAGCACCGAGCGAAACTGCCCTGATGCTGGGCAGCTGGGGATGAACCTACCGATGACAAAAAGACCGCCGAGTTTATCTCGATGGCCTTTTTGTTTTATCAGTCCTTAAGCAGCTCGTCCACAGTGCAATTCAGCGCCTCGGCCAGTCTGAGCAGTGAGTTGATGCGCGGTTCGCACTTGCCAAGCTCCCATCGGCAGATGTCCTTTGGGTTGCAACCCGCGGCTTCCGCGAGTTGCTTCTGGGTCATTCCCAGCTCTATTCTCCGCCGGGCAATGGGGCTGTTGTTGGTGTTGCGGTTGGGCCGAGGATCAGTGCGCATTGGGCTGCCTCCTGACGCGCGATACGCGCTTGATCTCTGCGATGCACCAGTCTTTACCGACGTAATACGGCTCGTCGTTCCACGGGCTGTTGAGGTTGATCGTTCGGTTACCGCTTACCCAGTACTCGCCCCACACGCCTTCTTCCGCTCTTCCGCCGTCGATAACGACATGATAGGCGCCACCGCGGCCCAGAGACCACTCGTAGGCCTCTTCAGGGTTGTCGAATTCGCACTCGTCGAAAATACCGTTCTTCTGCAGGTACATTTTAATCACAGTTTCTTCCTCCTCTGCGCTTTTCTGCATTGGCGGTTCGATGGCCAATTTCGCATTTCGTTCAGCGATTTTATGGGCCTTGATTTCCTCTTTTTCATTGGTCCACATCCCGTTCTGCATCTCATGGATGAGTTCGTCTCCGCGAGCGTTTCGCGGAATGATCATCATCTTGTCTTCGCAGATCAGCATGCACCTGCAGTTCTGCATGATTTCAAGAGCTTTCTCCGTCATGGCTGCCTCCTTCTCCCGGCCTTTTGCCCGGCCGGGAGGGCTTGGTTGTCTTAGCTGTTGGCGATCTCCATCATCTTGGCGTAGCCCTCGGGATCGCTGACCTTATACTCATCCATCCACGCCTGCATGCGGTCGGCATACATCTGACCGCCGGAAGTGATGTTCTTCAGCTCGTCGCGATGGTCGATCCACCACTTGGCGCTGGTGTTTTCAGCGATCATCACATCGAGCACCTTGACGTAGTAGACGCGGAGGTCGTCATCGGCCTCGTTGACGTATTCGCGCTGGATCATCAGCGCGTACTTCTCGCGAATGTCCTTGGCCCAGGCGATCTGCTTTTCGCTGCCGGTGAGGTTGTCCGGCAGCTCCACGGACAGGCCCTTGACGGCCTCGGCCTGCTTGGCGGCTTCCGCTTCGCGGCGGGCCTTCGCGGCGCACTCGGGGCAGAGGGTTATGTTATCGCGCGCCCAAGTCTCGCTGCTGTCAGCGTCCCGGCGGCTGTAGCATTTCTTCGACCACGTAAATTCGTTCCCGCACGCCTTGCAGATGAGCTTCACATTTGCCATTGCCATTGTATTTCCTCCTCTTTCTGGCGGGCCTGCCGCCGGTCGGTCTTGTCTCTCTCAACCTTGTGACTATATTATATACCATAATTGGTAATTAGTCAAGCCTTTTTATAGGATTCCCCAAACTTTTTTTGCAAAATCCAAAAGAAAAAAGGCCGGCGGATTGCTCCACCGGCCTGAAAGCCTACATACATTTATCTACCGCCTGCATCACCAGCTCGATGCGCGGGACGATCTGCCCGCGCAGGCGCTTGGAAACGGCGCTCCTGTCCATGCCCACCGCCGCGGCGATGTCCGCATAGTCCATGCCCCAGACGAGGCGAGAGGCGGCGATATGCACATCTGACGGCGCGAGCCGCGCCTCGATGATGAGGCGCGACATCACCGACGAGGTCACGCCGTCAAACTGCGGATACTCGTCGTATTTCATCATATGCGCGGCCTCCCGGGGTTATTCCTCGGGAGGCTTTTCGTCCTCGGCTTCGGTTTCCTCCTCCCGTGCCTTCGTTTTGCTGGGGGAGTAAGTGTGCAGGGCATCCACGTTTTCTTTAATAATTGCCTCAATTTCGCTTCGATCCACGCTGTAGCCGCGCTGACTGAGCTGGTAGATTACCCAGTCCAGTTTTTCGGAGCCGTTTTTGGCTCCGTAGAGCTGTTCGGCGGCAAAGACCATCGTCTTGATGGTCGCTTTGAGTAGCGCCTGCTGCTCGTTGGTCGTCCGCGCCTTGATCCATGGGATCAGCTTGTAGGTAATCAGCGCCGCCAGCAGCGCGATGATCGCCTGGATGATGGGGGTCAGATTGATGTTCATGGTTTTTCTCCTTTCTTGCTATACCCCTTTGATGATGTAGCCCACCGCCACGCCGACGGCGGCCAGCACGATGTATTTGACGATCTCAAAGGCCAGCTTCTTCCATTTGTCGCCCGGCTCCCGCTCGATCACGCCGATGCGCTTGTCCAGCTTATCCACCTTACCGTCGATGCTGTTGATCGTGGACAGGATATTTTGCTGAGCGTTGGAGATGTTTTGGATGTCCAGCAGCATCCGCGTCTGTTGGTGCTGCGCGTCCTCCAGCGCATTGAGGCGGCGCTGGTAGCTCTTATGATCGGACTCGTTGCTGGCCTTCAGCGCCGCGAGTTCCTCTCCAATCGCATTCAGATGGCTTTCGTCGTTCATGGGTCTCGCCCTCCGATCTTATTATTTCAGCTTGCCGTATTTCCCGGACACCCAGCCGTTCTGGTTTTTGTAGGCCACCAGCAGCCAGCCGTTGTCGGCCTTCTCGCCGCCGTAGGGGAGTACGTCGCCCCGATGGGCAACGCCGAGGATTTTGCCGTCGGTGTTGGGCGCGGTGCGCACGTAGCAATTGCCGCCCTCGATGGCCACATAGCGATGCTCCGCCTCCGGCTCGTCCGCTTCCAGCGCCTCCAGCATGGCCGCATGGCTCTTGGGGCCGTACTGGCCGTCCACGCCGAGCTTGTGGTCACCCTGAAACGCCCTCACCGCAAACTCCGTGGCATCGCCGAACTCGCCGTCCGCGCCCCACTTGCCCAGATCGTAGCCCAGCTGGATGAGGTACTGCTGGAGCTGCTTCACGTCCGCGCCCTCCGCGCCGTGCTTCAGCAGCCGATCTCCCAGCGCGTAGTCCTTGGCCTCCACCGCGCCTTCGTACTTTACACCGTCATCCAGCACCACCACGGTGTGTCCGTTGGTCTTGGTCACGAGGATGTCGCCCTTCCCCAGATACGCGCTCTGGTCGGTGTACTTAGCGCCCTTCAGCTCCACAAACGCGCCCGTCTTGAGCAGATTTGCCGGCATGTTCCCCGTTCGGAAGTCGCTCGGCAGGCCCATGATGCTCGCATAGGCGCAGCATACCCGCACCAGCGCCGAGCAGTCCGTCTCGCAGTTAGTCTTGACCTTGGCGCAGTCAAAGCCCACTGCCTCGGCCACCTTGTACAGCGTGTTGCGCTGCCACTGGTCGTAGCCGATGTGGCTGTTTTTGCATGCCGCCTCCATGTCCGCGGCGATCTTCAGCGCCGCCGTGCGATCCTTGGCCCGGAACACCCGCCAGCCCTTCTTGTGCAAATACCACTTCTGCGTGCTCAGCTCGCGCCCGGTCTGGTCGCCCGCTCTGCCTCCGTAGGCCTTGCCCCTCTCGTCGATTCTCGCCGATCCTACCCGTACCGTCGCCATGTTTCATCCATCCTTTCTTATTTCGGTGTTCCCACCGCGATCCAGCTCACGCGTGGCGCTCGATTCGTCGAATCACCATTAAAAATGCGCGCCGTAAATCCCGTGGCAGTCACCGCGCCCGTCACCGCCACTGCGCATCTGCCGAACGATCCCGCGGTCGATTCCGTTTCAAAGCTCACCACCACGATGGGCGCAGCGTAAAACGCCTTGGGGAACGTCACGCTTACGTCCTCATATCCACCATGCGATACGGTAACGGATGCAACTCGTCCGCACTGCACGCCCACGTCCGCCGGGAAATGGTTGTGCCCCGTGTTCCAATTCGCCATTTACTCCACCCCCAGCGCGGCGCGGATGGCCTCAAGGTCGTCCGTGGTCAGGGCGGGGTAGTCCGCCGCGATGTCCTCAAAGGATTCGCCGTTGCCGATTCGGATGCGGAACGCCCGCACCATAATCCGCAGCTTCAGATTGTTCAAAGTCTTCATGCTCACTCACCTCCTCCAATTAAATCTGCCATCATCAGGATAATATCGTCTGTCGTGCCCTCCAGCACGTCGAGGCGCTCTCGCAACGTTGGTGCTCCCTGCGGTTGCTCATCTGACGTCGGTATATATCCATCCTCATCCGGCTTTGGCTGTACGTTCCAGCCAACATGAAATACGCTATCCTCAAGACGATAGGCCGGATATAGTTCGTGTGTTTCTGGATTATAGTCCGGTTTTTTTGCATAAATGTATTGCATGGTTAGCCTCCCGTCTGTGCAGTCCAGCGCACAATCCCATCATCGCCTACGGTACATCCCAGCCGCAGGAGCGCCGCAAGCCGTTCAGCGTCCGTCCAAGCCGCGCCTTTGCCGTCGCACATGGCGGCTTTGACGGCTTCGTCCAAATTCGTTGGCGTGATAGGTCTGTCCAACACACGTCTTTCAATATTATCTAGTTCTGCCGGATAGATTTTGATAACGTCATCACTAACATACAATCCATGCGCGACGGATGGCGCAACTACGCCCAGATGTTTTGATCCGGTTACCCACGTCTGCGCTACTGGCACATTCGCCACGCCGTCAGCCAGCACACTCGTCCCAGCCACCTGCACATCTTTGACCGGAGCATACCCCAGCGCCGCTTCAATGTTCTCGGCGGTTACAGATGCGTCGCTGCCCGGATCACCCTTCGGGCCTTGTCCGCCGGGATCACCCGTGTCACCTTTATCACCCTTCGCGCCGGGCGCTCCGTCCGTACCATCCTTACCGTCTCTGCCCGGCCTGCCCTCGGGGATGCCAAAGTGCATCGTCCCAGTCTTGCCGTCGTATTCCGCCGTTGCCGGTTCACCATACGCCACGCTCTCGGCCTCGGCCTTCATATTCTGGACGCTGCCGATGGCGGTGGTAATCTTGTCCACCCAGTCCATGCCCGGTTCCGGTGCTTCCGTCTCCTGCCCGGTCAGACTCTTGTCTACCATTGTGGAGAGTATCTTGGACTTGGCCAGCACACCGTTCACTGTCACGCGCACTTCCGCTTCGCCGCTCCCAGCAATGGCCGTGTCTGCGCTGGTGGGCTGCCAGACGAGACATCCGTCCCGCAGCTCCACTGCCACGGGATAGATGCCGCTCTCGCCATGCCTCCGGTGCAGCAGCGTCACCACCGCACCGGGAAACTCCACGAGGTATTCGGACACATCGATCTCCACCGTCCGCGCGAGATTCTCTCCGCACCTGCCGAGCATTATGTATCCGCCCTTGGTCACATCATATTTCACCGCTTATTGCCTCCTTACTTGCGATAGCTGATCTTCAGCACCGGCGCGCCAGATTCGCCCTTGCCCGCGAACCTTGAGTAGCTCGCCGTATAGCTCTTGCTGCCCACGGTCGTCGTATCGGGATTGTAGAGCATCAGCCCGCCGTATCCATTGGTCTTCATGGCCTTCACCGCGTTCGTCACGTCAATGCTCACCGTCTGGTTTTCATACACCGTCTTGCTGGCGTATAGCGTGCCCGGCACGTCGTAGCACCGTACATGCGCACTCACGCCGCCGCCCTGACCCACGCCGCCGATGCGCTTGATCGTCAGCGTCGCCGAGTCGATCTTGTCCGCGCTGGTCAGATCCGTCGGCAGAGTAAACAGCATCACGCCCTTGCGCAGCGACTGAGAGCTGCTGTAGCGGCCCTGATAGAGCTTGCTGCCGTAGCCGCTGGTGGACGTACTCGTGGGCGACAGGCTGACCGTCACTGTCTGTGTCGTGGGAATGCTTGGCGAGCTTGCCGCCGTGAACGTGGGATCAGGCGTGGCGTTGTACACCTCGCTACCCGCCGCGCACTGGATAATCCCGCTCGGCTTCGAACTGCCAATCATTCGCAAGACTGAACAATACCCCAATCGCGCCAGTGCATAACAGTTTCCTGTGCACGAAATCATAATCACATTTCCGCCCAATACTCCACCGCTATTACTTTCGTAGCCCAATTGCAACCCAAGGTCTCCGCTTATTTTTACCGCATGGAAATGGACGTATTGCGATCTGTAAATCCCGATACATAGGTTTGCGTTCTCCACTATACTCCCATAAAAATACACGGATGCCTGACAGTCAGTAATCGTAACTTCGCCGAAGGTTCCATTATCAATTTCGAGCCGTCCGCCTGCCGCCTGAATACCGCTCAATGCAACGGTTCCGCCGGTGACATTTGCGCAGTTAATCACAACTGCTCCGGTGAGCGTCTTTCCGCTCAGCTCCTCCAGAATCGCCGCCAGTTCGCCAGCATTCGCCGGAGTATAGCTCGCCGCGCCATGAGTATGCACCACAGAGTCCGACACAATCCGATCCGCCTCGACCACCTCGGCATGAACGCCGTCCGCGTCCACGCGCAGCACATCGTCCTCGCCGTCCTCCGACGGCACGGCCACCTCCATCTCCCTGCTGACGATCTTCACCTGCTTTTTGGTGATTTCCACCTTGCTGTAGTCGCTGTTCACGCTCAGGCTCCCCGCCGGGTCTTCGGGAGCAGGAGACCAGTCCGTGGACTTGTTGCCCTTTTCGAGCTTCAGGTTTTTGAAGATGTGAACGGAGTTGACCGTCGCCGGCAGTCCCACAATAAAGATTTCGGTGGAGTAAAGCAAGAAATCCGGAATGTTTTCAACCGTCGTGAATGTACCCGAGATATGCGTCCATTCATTCGCCGGAATCTCTTTCCAGTAGCCGCCTTCATTCGTTGCAGCGTTCGTGCCGTCGTCTCTTCGGATAGAAAACATAACTCCATTTGCCGTCGCGACCGACGGCTTGTAATCGAAGCTCAGCGTGTACTCCGTGTTCGGCTTCAGCAGAGCATAATCGTTCGCCCCCATCTCGTAACCTATAATGCTCCAGCCCGTCTGTTCCACCGCATCCCTCGTCATCTTGACTGCCCGAACACCGCCATCCAGATACTCTTCAATGGTTCTTCCACCGGTCTGCATAGACCAGCCCCAGTTGGTCGTGCCCTGATTTGTGCCCCGCAGCAGGTTCCGCCCGCCCACAGAGATGCCGTCAACCTTCGTCTCCAGCACGCTCAGCGTAATGCTGTCGGCCTTCTGATCGATCTTCGATTCCGCCGTAGTCATACGGGTCTTCAGTCCCGTGATATCAGTCGCGTTGTCGTCGGCCTTGCTGCTCAGCGTCTTATAGCTCGCCGAGCTGGTGACGGTGGATACAATTGCGTCCGGCTCGATCTTCAGCTCCGCCGCGCTCATTCGTTCCTCAATATCCTCCGGCGCAGGAGACCAGTCCGTGGCCTTGTTGCCTTTTTCGAGCTTCAGGTTTTTGAAGATGTGAACGGAGTTGACGGCAGAGGAAAAACCCGTAAGGTATACAAGCTGATAATTGAAGGCGGGGAGTGCAGACTTCGTTTTAATTGGCACTGCGATATGCGTCCATTCATCTGCCGGTATCGCCTGATCGTATGTCGCGGTCTGGATTGCATGATCCGTAGCCTCTCCGGTACAAATATTGACGCTGATACCATTAGGGACCGCGACTGTGGACTTGTAGTCCATGCTGACAATATACTCCGCATCCGGTTCCAGCAGGGCGTATGCGTCTTTTCCAATTGCGTAGGATATAACGCTCCATCCCGCATGAGGCGTAGCGTCCCTCGTCATCCTGACTGCGCGCACGCCGCCATCCAGATACTCTTCGATGGTTTTCCCACCTGTCTGCATAGCCCAGTCCCAGTTGACCGTTCCCTGATTCGTCTTCCGCAGCAGGTTCCGCCCGCCGATACTGATGCCGTCAACCTTATCCGTCACATACAGTTGCAAATACTTGTTCCCGCGAATATCCATCGCATTGAGCTCATTGATGGTCGCTTCGCTGGCAAACAGATCGCTCACATCGATCTCCTTCGCCGTGATGCTCCCCGCCAGAATCTCGTTGCCCGTGATAGTCTGGGCGGCGATCTGCGCTGCCGTAATGGACTTGGCCACGATGACAGTTCCGTTGATGTAATTCTTATACTGATCCTTCGCCAGCTCTGTCATAGACAAGCCAGAAGAAGCAGCGTTGATCTTGTAGATCACCCCGTCCTCGCCGACCAGCAGCAACCGCTCAGCGGATAGCGTGCCCGTCTTGATGAGGTCAGCGTTCAGCTCCACAATCTTCGCCGACGTGATCGAGCCGTCCGCAATCTGCGCCGTCCCGATGGCTGAATCGTCGATGATTCCACTGTCCGCCGTGATGGTCTTGGCCTTGATGAGGTCGGCGGTAATCGTCTTGGAGGCGATCTTCTCCGCCGTAACCGCCCCGGCGGCCAGCTTGTCCGTGGTCACGCTGCCCGCCGCCAGCTTGTCTGCCGTGATGCTGCCGGCGGCGATCACCGCAATCTGCGCCCAGTCGATGTTGGCGTTTTTGATATTCGCCGTAGTGATCTGCGCCTGTGCAATGGTAGCGATCTGCGCGCTCAGTGTGGCGATCTGTGCCCAGCCGATGTTCGCCTTATTGATGTTCGCGGTGGTGATCTGCGCTACCGCGATCTGTGCAAGGTCGACATAGAGCTGGTCGGTGGTGATATTGCCGGCAACGAGCTTTGAAATGTGCGCCTGGACGGCCACGATGCTGTCCGCCGACAGCTGATCAATCGCCGCCTGAGCGATCTTGGCGTAGCCGATAGTGGCATTCTTAAGCGCCGCCTGTCCGTCCAGGCTGTTCGGCAGGATTTTGTTTCCCGGCGTTGTCCCTCGGGCGATGTCAAAGCCATACACCTGCGTTTTCAGGTCGGTCAGTTGTCCCAGTCTGACCTTTTTGTATCGTCCACCGTTGGGATACATTGCGTCGTAGGTAAATCCCGTCATGCGCAGCTTTGCGTCGATCCCGGAGCGGGACGACACCACACGCACCGTGTCTCCCATGTGGATGGTCTGCAGCGCCGCATAGGCCGCGTAGCTCTCCGAGTGCCTGTTTTCCAGGATGACAAAATCAACGTCGAGGCCGACCGTTACCGCATCCAGCGCGTTGTCCGCAAAATCTTCCGCCGCCAGCTCTCTGAGTTTGGCATAGGCGGCCGCGTTGTTCTTGTACTCGCCCTCGTTCTTCCCGACGCTCACGTCGTATTCGATTTCCTTGCTGTGGATCACCGGGATACTCGCCGCCCGCGGCGTTTCCACATACTCGCCGTTGGGCAGCGGCAGCGGGTCGCCGTTTTCGTCCTTGCCCACCGGCACAATGCGGGTGATGGTGGATTCCACGTTCTTCTTCAGCGTCGCGCCGGTCATGTTTTTCGCGTGCCGGATTTCCACGCCGTTGTCCCTCGTCTCGTCCTTCAGGACAAATACGTCGTAGTTGTCCAGTACAATCTTCGCGCCCGTCTGGTCGGCCACGCCGATCTCGCTTTCCAGCAGACAACTGGCGATTCCCTTGCGCCCGTAATCGCCGGTGACCGTCCCCTCTGCGTTGCAATAGGCCGTAAAATCATGCGGGTCGAGCGCCCGCGCCAGCAACTGCGCGCAGACCTCGCCGACCGCCGCGCCGTCCGGGGAATAGTCTCCCTTGACGGTGTTGTATGCGAGGTCGTAAAAGATGTGCTTGGCCGTGACGTACACCAGACCGGCTTCGTCGTCCGTTTCCACCTCGCAGATGCGGAAGAGCTGTTCGCGGGTCTGCCGCGGCTCGATGCACTTGCTGACGTTCTCGGTGCCGCTTCCGGAGACGTTTTCCGTCTCCGTGCGCACCACCTGCAGGCGCTCGTTGCTCATCCATCCCGACGCGCCGCCCTTTACGATCACCACCTGTGCCCAGTCGCCGGAGACGCTCAGCCGCACGACCTCCGTTCCGGGCGCATAATAGCCCAGCACCTTTGCGCTGGTGCTGGGCTTCGCGCGCAGCCTCAGCCGCTTGCCCGTGTAGGTTTTCACTTTGCAGATCGTCCGCGTGGCCGTCTTGCCCGACGCGCCCGGGTTGTCCAGCACGCGGATCAGCGGCGTTTCGCGCACCGGCGCGGGCGCGCGGATGATGTTGTATTCGGCGAGGTTGAGCCATCGCCCGTCCTTGTCCATCGGATGGGTCATGCTCAGCTCCATCATTCCGTTTTCTTCGCCCTCGATTGTGCACTCCGTAGGCTGCAATACGCACAGGCCCAGCGTCGAAAAGTCCGTCTCCCGGCTGTCGTAGATCGTAATCATAGCACCCTCCATCTCGGCGTAATCAAAATCCTGGTCACATTCCCATCCACCGAAATCATGTTGGCCCCCGGCTTCAGCAGCGGGAAGTCCGTAAAGGACGCGCTGCTGTTCAGCAGCGCTGTTTCCGTCAGATTGAGGCACTCCATCAGCTCGCTGTCCACGATAATGCCGTCGGTCAGTCCCACAAAGCTCATCTGCTGGGCGTTGATATTGACCAGTACGTCGCCCGTCGCCTCAATGCGGATTCGCGGCTCCGACGCAATGCCGTAATTGTTGGTCAGCGTCGCCGGGAAGGTTGTGAATTCCTGCGCTGCCGGCGTCGGCCAGACGTAGCGGTATGGATAAATGTACAGCGTCACCGTCAGCGTGTCGAAGCACTCGCCGCAGAAAAAGCGCTTGCCCTTGACCTGCGCGTCCAGCGAAACCCACATGGCACGATCCGGCTCGTCACTGCTGATGAACCATCCCTCGCCGATCAGCCAGCCAAACACCTTTTCTCGCGTCTGCCCAAATACGTTGACCTGCATCGTGGTCTGATAGCCGTCGTAGCCGCCGTCGTCCAGCTCCACCGGTCCGTCGCGCCCGCTCACGTCGCAGCGCGTCACCTTGCGCCTCGGGCGCTGTATGGCGGGCAGCTCTTCCACCACCACGCCCATGTCGCGGCTGTTTTGCCCCGCGTACACAAAATACGGCTCGTCCATTTACCAGCGCCCCTTTCCCGCGTTGATCCTCTGCGCGCGTATGGCCTGTGCCCGGCCAGTCGCCTCGCTGGTAGTGCGCGCGATGGCCTTGTCGTTGACCACCAGCGCCACCGGCGTGTCCTGCACCGCGCCCGCCAGCGCGTCGCCCATCTTCTGATAGTCGATTCCGCCCCAGCGCCCCACGCTGTCCACCGCCGGCACCGTGTAGCTGCCGCGGTTCACCACCGCCTGCGCGCCGGAGATGATCTTATTCATGTTCTCTTTCATCCCGGACAGCAACGAGGGCATTTCCAGTTTCGCACCCATGTCCATGCCGCGGATCAGCATACGGCCCACCTCGTCGCGCATCCGCTTGGACGGCGAGGCGATTTTCGCTTCGGCCTTGGCCGTTTTGATGGCGTTGGCAACAATCCTGCGCACCGTGCTGTAGAGCGTTCCCGTGCCGCTGTTCAGGCCGCTGGTGATACCGGCGGTGATGGCTGCGCCAACAGGCCTTCCCTGTGCCTCCGCGTCGCTCTTTGCGTTGCCCACTGCGCCGATCATCTCGCTCACGCCGTCCGCCACTTCCGGGCCGCCGTCCTTAAGCGTGGTAGCCACCTCCGTGACCATGCTCTGCACGCCGGAGATCAGTTCCACCGTTGCCGGGTCGATCTCAACGCCGGTCGCGGCAATCGTGCTCAACAGGCCTTGCAGTTCCTCGTCGGTCAGATTGACGTTCTGCTGGATTTGCTCCATGCTGTCGCCAAAGCTCTGCGCTGCTTCCTCACGCGCTGTCTGCGCTTCGGTGTGGAGTTCTTCGGCGCGATTTTGCGCTGCTTCTGCTTCTGTGGCCAGTGCTGCCGACGCGTCAATTACCCACTGCCCATACTCTGACATGTCAACCAGTTGTCCATCTTCACCCGAAAATAGCGCCGTCAGTTGCTCACGCAAAGCTTCAGCTTCTTCTACTCCTCCGCCCATGTCTGCAACCATTTTATCGATTGCCTGAGATACATCCGCTGAAAACGGTATGTATTCCATGCGCATGGTATTGAGCAACTCGATTTGTTGCTGGGCATAATCCGCGCGCTTGAGCGCTTCGTCGGCTCCTTTTTCCGTCGCATCCGCGCTGCTCATCGCGTCGTCATACGCCTGTTTGGCGGCGATCATCTGGTTATAGCTGTCGACGGTGGTATTCTTCAGGCCTTCCATCGTGACTTTCGCGTCCGTCTGGTAGGCCGTCATGTCCTCGCCAGCCTTGGCCGCTTCCGCTATCGCCGCTGCCGTGCCTTTCCAATCGTCGGCAGATATGGTTTCGCCCGCATAGAGCTGTGCTGCCGTCTGCGCAAGGTAGGCGGCGTCATCCCCGCGTTTTCCGTTGGCCAAAATGTCGTTGGTCGCTTTGGCCGCTTCCGCCGTCGCTTCCAGCGCCTCTTTTTCGGCCGTTGCTCCATCAACGATAGTCTGCACAGCGGAGTTATAGGTTGTCTCGTCGATAATTCCGCTGTTGAAAAGGATAGCCTGCTCGCGGATTTGCTCCGTCGCCTGATTGGTGATCTCCTGCATCTTGGCGGCGGTCTGCTGATCCAGCAGGTTATTCGCCGCGTCGACTGCGTCCTTATATTCGCCCGTCGCCGTCGCTGCGTTGGTCAGCGCCGTTGCATAGTTGTTGATGTCATCAATGGTCGTTTCGCTGATGTCAAATTTTCCCGTGACTTCAAACGTCTTCGGCTCCCATCCCAGCTCTTCAACTTTGTCAATAAAGGCCTGCACTTTTTCCGTGTCGCCTTCTGCCACCGCTGTCACCGTGATGGTTTTGTCTTCCAGATTTTCCAGCTGGCTCCCGTCCACCTCCACCGTCGTCTGTAGGTTGTCGTCCAGCAGCTTTTTCATCTTCCGGTAGCTCTCGCTGGTGGTGTCGATTTCCTTTTTCGTGCGGTTGAACGCCGCCACCAGCATTCCCGCCGCCCCGACCGCGCCCATGATGGCCAGCGCCGCCGGGCCGAAGGTCGACGCGGCCATCGCGGCCTTGAGCGCCGTGATCAGCTTGAGCGTCTTGCTGAGCGTCAGCAGCATCGGCCCCGCCGCCGCCACCACCGCGCCGATGGTCAGAATCGTGTTTTTCGTTCCGTCGTCCAGCTCCGCCAAACGCTGCGCCGCCCCCTGCAGCCACCTCACTGCCTCCGTCACCTTGGGAATCAGCAGCGTGCCGAAGGTCTCGCCCAGCTGCTTGACCGTCTGCCCCAGTTTGCGGCTCTGGTTGGACAGGCTGTCGCCCGTGCGCTTAAAGTCGCCCTGGGCGTTGGTCGTCTGCGCCAGCACGTAGTTGTAGCGCAGCGTCACCTGCTCCGCCTGGGTCATGGCTGTAATGTTCTTTGTGATCCCCTGCGACAGCGCGTAGGCCTGAAGGTTCGCCTGGGTCATGACCACGCCGAGGTTTTTCAGGCTCTCCGTCTCGCCGGTGAATACGCTCTTCAGCGCCGTCTGGGCCATGTCGATGGATATGTTTTTGAAGCTCGCCATGTCCGCCGCTAGGCTGCTCAGCTCCATCGCCATGTCGGCGGCGGCCTCCTGCCCGAAGCCCATGCCCGTGGCCATGTCGCCGTACAGGCTCGCCATATCCAGCGCTGTGGAGCGCGCCACGCCCATCGTCTCGATGGAGCTCTGCGACCATTTGTCCACGCGGCCATAGAATTGCCCGAACACGACCTCGGTTTTGCCCACCGTCTCCACCAGATCGGCAGCGCCCTTGGTGGCCGCGGTGTACATGGCCACGATGGGCGTGGTGATGTATTTGCTCCATCCACTGCCGATCTTTTCGGCTTGCGCCTGCACTTCGCTGACCAGTCCTCCGATGCCTTTTTTGACCCGGTTGACCTCATTGATTGCCAGCGTGCCGTCGGCATTGATCTTTATGCTAAGACTCGGAAGCGCCAGTTCCGCCATCTCTATTCACCGCCATTCATTCGCGCGATCAGCCGCTGCATCCCCTTTTTATCCATCTTGGTCTGCTTGTAGCGCTCGCAGTCGTCCAGATATTCCCTCCCGGCCTCGGTCTCCATCAGCCGGTCAATTTCCCAGTTTTTCCGGCACAGCATGAACATGTCGCATGGCAGCTTCAGCACCTCTTTCATGCCCATGCCCGTGTATTCCATCACGGCATGGATGCCGCGCATCAGCTCCCCGTCGCCGTCCTCGTCCTCTCCGGGCTTGCGCGGGAGCGCTAGGTAGGGTTTCCCTGCAGCTCCAGCATAAACGCCGTGTAGGCGTTCAGTATGGCCTGCTTCACCTTCAGCGAGAGCTTCTGCACCGATTCCAGCGCAAAGTGCACGCCGTCCGTGTTGTCGTTGAGGATCATCGCCGTGAGGCCATCCAGCGCCGACAGCGCCTTTTCCGCCTCGGTGTGCTCGTCGATGTCGCGCAGCTTGATCAGCTCGATCACCATGCCCTGTCCTGGCTTGCGCACGTGGATCACCTGGCCGTCCATCATCGTGATGTCCAGCGTCTCCTCCTTGAAAACCGACAGATCGAGAATCATGATTTATTCCTCCTGCAAAATCGAGGGCGGAAGCGCCCGCCCTCGCGCGTCGCGTCGTCTTACGCCTCCGTCTTGGCCGTCTCCTCGGCGATGGTCAGGATGGTGGTGTCCACGCCGTTGCTCTCGCCGTTGAAGGTCAGGTCGACCACCGTCTCCTTGTCCTTCATGAAAGACAGCGTCAGCGGCGCGATGTTGGTGCACACCATGCCCACGTACGTCTTGAGGCCCGTGTCCTCGTCCTCGTAGACGAAGGCCACGAAAAAGCGCTTCAGCGCGGACTTGCCGCCCGTCAGCTTCAGCGTCACGAGGCCCGTCGTCGACGTGGTCGCCGCCTCTTCGGTCACCGCGCCCACGCTCAGCAGCGTCGCGAGGCTCTTGATGGTAAAGGTCAGCAGGCCGGTCTTCATCTCCGCGTCCGCCTTGACCTGGAACGTGCGGCGCACCATGCCGATGTCGTCCTCGATGGTGTACGTCTCCGGGGTGTAGGTCACCTCCGCGCCGCCCTGCGTGTAGCCGATCAGATTGTCGTCCACGCACAGCGTTTTGAAATCAATCGCGCCGGAATCCCACGCCTTCGAATACCATTTGCCGGCGCCCATCACAACTCTTTCTTTTTCAGCCGCCATGTTTTCTCCCTCCTCTGATTACAACCTCATAGTAGGCGATCCGGATATGCCGGTCGCCGTCGTTCAGCCACCCGCCGCCGTTGCGGGCGCAGGTAGTCACCGTGTTTGTCAGCGCATCGTCGCCCAGCGTCACCAGCGCCTCGTCCAGCTTCCCCTCCAGCTCCAGTCCGCGCTCCATCGTGCCCGTCACAATGGTCGCCTTGACCCGCGCCGTCCGCTTGGCCTTGTCGTAGGCGATGGTGTTCACGTCGTAGATCACGCACTCGCCGCCGTAGCCCGTGTGGTTGGCCAGCAGCGGAACCGGCTGCAGCGCGGCGCGCATTTTGTCGATAAAGCTCTTCACGTTGTCAGCCTCCCAGTATGGATTGGAAAATCTGGAGCACGCGCGGGCGCTTTACGTCGACCGCGTCCTCCAGAAACGGCACGGCCTTGTTTCCGCTGGTCTGATGCCAGTGGCCCAGCGCGTCCTTGTAGGCCCAGGGCACGTCCCTGCGGCCCATGCCGGTGCGGGAATAGATGCCCGTGCCCTCGTGGACAAACGCCGCGTAGGTGTTGTCCGTGCCGACCACGCCAAAGCTGCGCGCGCCGTCGATGGCAGTCTTGTGCGCAATGCTCGACCGCAGCGGCGCGTCGTTTCCGATGTGCTCGTCGGCCTTGGGCGCGCGCGCCTTGGCCTCGTTTTCTATTTCGATGCAGCTCAGCTCCACCGCCTGATGGAGGCGCGCCACGATCTCCGCCGCCGCCGCGTCCATCCCTCGGGCGAATTCGTCCGCGTTGATCCTGACGTTCATCCCTCCACCGCCTCCTCCGCCGGGTCGTCGCGCGCGAGGTACAGCGTGCGCATCCTCGGGCCGTCGGCGACGTACTGCACGCGGTAGCCGTCGAAGCGGTCTCCCGTGCGCACGTCGTCGTAGGTCACCGCCGTGTGAGTGGAATCGATGCGCAGCACCTGATTCAGCTCGTTCCGGCTTCCGCCGGCCACCGAGACGGCGGCCCGAATCGTGCCCACCGCCTCCCAGCTCGCCACCTGCTCGCACAGGTCGTTCAGCCTGTTGACCTTCCGCTCAAGCGTGTACGGCTTCATCCGCTGCATCATAAGAGCTTCACCTTCCTGTAGCGGTACAGGCTGCGCTTCAGCGCCTCCGGCCAGTCGGTCAGCAGCGTCTCCGACTGCCCCGAAAAGGACTGGCCGCTCAGGCCCTCCGCGCCCAGCTGATTGTAGCGATAAGCCGTCATCTGCATCAGCAGCCCGTCCGCCTCCTCGGGCACGTCGCCGCGGCTGCACGCGGACATAAAATCCTGCTCGGATTGCTCCAGCAGGATTTCAATCTTTTCCTCGTCGGCGTTTGGAATCAGCCTGCTCAGCCGAAACTTGAGCCGGGCCAGTCTCTCGTCGGTCATGTCGTCCTCCTTAGCTGGCCGTCGCGGTCTTCGCGTCGGAAACGGCCATCGCGTAGCCCTTGACGCAGGCGCGCACCGTCACCTTGTCTCCCGTAGCCACCTTGGGCAGCGTGCCGCTCCAGGTCGTGCCGGAGACCACCGCCTTGCCGACGAGGTTGCCATTGACCAGCATCTCCACCGCCGCGCCCTCCGCGCACGTGCCGCCCACCGACACGTCGTCGCCCGCCACGATGGAGGCCGTGGTGATCGTCGGCTTCGTGCCGGCCGGGGCGATGATGACGCACTCGGTCTCGTCCGTAAACGCCACCACGCCCACCTGACGGCCGTACAGGGTATTGATGCGCTTGTTCCTGTCGCGATCCTGCTCCGTCTCCACGTCCTTCTTGCGGAAATAGGTGACGGCCTTCTTCGTCGCGACGATGACGCAGTTGTCCGGGATTAGCTTGTTGCCGATCACGGGCACGCCCGCCACCGTGCCGATATAGCCGGTGCGCACGTAGCCCTCGGAATACTTCAGCTCGTCCTTCAGCGCCTTGCGCAGCTTGCCGCGCATGGCCGGATTACAGAAGGCGAAAAGCGCCAGCTCCTCGTCCTTTTCCTTGTTGAATTTGCCGATCGCGTCCACGAAGTGGTCGAAGCCCGCCGTCTCGCTCGCGCCCACCTCTACATAGAGGGTCGCGTGCCAGTACTCGTCGTTGACCTTGCGGGACATCTTGTTCACTAGCGCCTCGCTCAGCTTGCTCACGCCGCCGTCTACCATGTACGGATCGGTCATCTCGTCCTCGTCGGTGTAGACAAAGCGCGCCTGCGTGGTGCCCACGATGTATTCGCGCTGGTCGTAGCTCATCTCGATGGACTGGGTGTTGCCCTGACCCTCGGCCACGTCCTCCGCCTCGCCGGTGGCCTTGTAGACGTTGATCTTCTTGGTCATGCCCGCCGTCTGGGTCAGGCTGTCGTCCACCGTCACATAGTCCAGCATGCTCAGTCTGGTTTCCAGCTGATCCTTGAGCTTGTTCTCAAGGACAAAGTTTTCATATCTCTTGTTTGCCATTGGTCATCATCCTTCCGTCATTTTTCTGTAGGTCTCCGGGTCGGTCTCGTAGAGCTTCTGCTGATCCATCAGCGGCAGCTTTCGAAACGCCTCCCGGGTCATCGCCGGCGCGGAGCCGCTTCCCCTGCCCGGCGCGCCGCCGGTCAGGCGCTCCTTCACGCCAGCCTCCACCGCCTTGCGATACGCCGCCTCCAGCGTGTCCAGCCGGGTTTTCATCTCCGCCTCGTCGTCCGTCAGCGCGATCAGATCGGCCAACTCCGTCGCGATGCCTCGGGTGGACAGCTCCGCCATCACCGCCTGCCGCGTCTTGTACTGGCTCAGCTCCTTCAGCTGCTCCTGCATCTCGGCGATCTGCTGATCCTTTTCGGCCATCGTCCGCTCCTGCTCGCTCAGGCCCGACAGGCTCAGCTTTTTCTCGTACTCGCGCTTCTGCTTGGCCAGCGCCTGGGATACGCGCTTGTCCGTCTCCGACTGGAGCATCTGGAGCATCTCGCTCTGGGTATACGTCCGCTCCTTCGGCGCGTCCGTCTCCTTCGGCTTTTCCGCTCCGGCCGGCTCCGGTTCGCCGCCGTCTTCCTCGGGCGCGTCCGCGCCCTCCGCAAACAGCTGCAGATTCATCCATTTCTTCCAAACCTTCTCCATTTTCTGTTCTCCTTCCGCGCGTCCTGTGCCGCCGCATCAGTCCGTGTCGTTTGGTCGGTTGTTCTTTTTTCGCCCGCCCCCGCCAAAAAGGGCATACAAAAAGCCGCATCTCTCGATGCGGCCTGATGCCGGTTGGTTAATCCATGTGGTTTTTGCACTCCATGCAGATTTTCGCCTTCTCCGGTGTCCACTCCATGCCCACGGGCACCTCATATTCCGGAGACGTTCCTTCGGCTACGAGGCAGATGTCGCAGCACTCGTAGTAGTCGATCACTCGTCCCGCCGCCGGGCATTCTACGTTTTCCCCGCTTTTATAGCTCATTGTGCAACACCTCCATCATTTTCAATACATCCTGTTTGTAATCAGCCGACCGGAAGGCCGTCCGAATCACTTTTTGTTTTGCGATCACATATGCGCCGCCATTCTCCGAGTAATAATTCAGATACGGCCCGCGCTTGACGCATACAAGCGCTTCCTCGATGTATGCCATTGCTTCTTCTCGCGATATGTCGCGGCCGCTTTCTTCATGCACATGTTCCGCGTCAAATCCGATATTCTCAAAATACTCCGGTTTTTCCGGCTTCGACAGCGTTCCCTTGATCTTGGATTCGACCTTCGCTTTTATCAGCGCTTCCGCGTATCGTTTCTCCTTCTCCGGATTGCCTTCGATGTTTTTATTATACCACGTTTGGGGCGCGCTTGCAACGGTTTGCATCTTCAAAGCCTTTTCGACCTGTCGGGCCTGCAATGCCCGAGCCGCCTCTTCCGCCGTCTCCCCCTCGCCGTCGCAGGGCACGTATTCCCCCGGCAGCTCCACCACGCCCTGCCAGACGCAGCGGCAGCGCGGGTGCGCCGGCATGGTCGGCGCGGTGTCGATGTGCCAGACCTTGTTCGCCCGGCTCTTGCAGATTTCACACTCCCGCCCGTCCTCGGGCGCGATGCACCAGCGCACCTTTCGCAGCCCCGCGCTGCGATAGCGCTGCACCGCCGCATTGTTCATCACATACGACGTTTCCGTGTCCACAAGCCGGGCCGCATCGTTGTAGGAGACGGAGAAGTCCTCCATCAGCCGCTTTTTGATGTCGCTCATCCCGCGCCCGCTGACCAGCATGTCCTCCATGTCGCTGCGGATTCGCTCCGCGATCACGCCGGTGTTTTTCCATAGGCGCGCGGAAAAGCACTCCCCCGACCACGCCGTGTTTATGACCGCTGTCGGATCGGTTCCCACCCGGAACATGCCCGCGTTTTCGCCGGTGTATCGGCTGACGTCCGCGCCGATGGTCTCCCGGAAAACTCTATCCAGGCAATCCGTGATCTTATCAACTCCGATGCGCGGCGTTTCCGTGGCAAATTGCCGAAGCTCCTTTTCCAGGTCTTTCCACCGGCTGTATTCCCAGAGCTGCGTGCGGGTAATCATCTCCCCGTCGCCCCAGTCCACCTGCCCGTACAGCCGCTCCATCTGGGCATATATGCGCCTGTACTGCCGCTGATACAGCGTCTTCAGCTCGGCGTTGGTGGCCTGGGCGTTTCGGTGGGCGCGCTTCTCGTCCTCGATGGCGCGCCGAAGCCAGTAGTCGCTCACGGCTGCTCACGCTCCGCCGCGCTCTGCGTCCCGCTCACCGCCGCCGCCATCGCGTCCATCTCGCCGGCGGTGAAAAGGCTCATGCCCGCCTCGCGCTCCTGCGCCAGACGCTCCTTTTCCACGTCCTCGTCGATCTCGATGGGCAGTATGCTGCGCTTGGTCTCGTCGCTGACGATGCTGCCCAGCAGGCTCACCGACTGCGCCACCTCCTGCAGATTCTGCGGCAGCGCGCGCTTAAACGTGATGGTCACGCTGCGCCAGTCGTAGCTTCCGCGCCCCATCACCCGCCAGATATTGCACATCAGCTCGATGCGCCGCTGGAGCCCGCGCTTAAACTCCCGCTCCTTGCCCTTGGCGATGTTTTCAAAGGCCAGCAGCTTGTAGCGGATGGCCACGCCGCTGGCGTTTCCGGCAAAATTCTCGTCCGACATGTCGGGCACGCCGCTGAATCGATGAATGTCCTTGTCCAGCCGCGTCTTGATGTTCTCCGCCGCCGCGTCGTTGGTCTGCTTGATCAGCCAGGACGCGTCCCCGTCCTGCGGCAGCAGCATAACGCGGTTCTTCTTCATCGCGGTGATGTCCTCTTCATCGGTGCCGCTCATCCCCCGGAGCATCAGATACGCGTCGGAAAAATACTCGTCGTCGTTGAGCGCGTCGGACTGCATCAGGTCGTAGCCGTCGATCAGGCTGATCTCGCTTTCAAAATCGCCCATTATGCGGCTGTTGTTTTTGAAGGCGATGGCCGGCACGTCTCCGAAATAGTGCGCCTCGTCCGACACAAGCGTCAGCCCCAGCCCGGACAGGTCTGTGGTGTACACTCGCTTTGTCGTCGCCTCGTAGACCTCCACCCAGCGCGTCACCCGTGTCCCCGTCACCTCGGGCACGTCGTAGTAGCGGATCAGCGCCGTCAGCCGCTCCTCGATGTCGCTGCTCCACACCGCGATGCACCCGATGGGGTCGACGCGGTTGAATCGCACGCGCTTGTCGTCGTCGATGTACAGGATTTCCGTGCCCACGCCGCAGATGGCCAGGTCCAGCGCCAGCTGGCTGTTCTCCGCCTGCTCGTCGTTGTAGCTGTAGTCGTCGTTGAGATTCTCCTCCAGCTTTTCGCCGCCGACGCCCGCCGTGTAGCTCACCGGCTCGCCCAGCAGATAGCCCGCGTACATGTTGGCGATCATCTTTGGATAGCCGTGGCTCGCGCGGTTGTTGGGCTTGCTCGGGTCGTCAAAGCGCCGATGGCAGATCGCGTGGTTGCCGTCGTAGTAATCAAAGAGCTTCTTTCTCCTCGCCGCCTCGGGCGCGTGTTTTTCCAGATACGCCCGGATTTCCAGCTCCGTCAGCCGTCCGTTTTCGTCCATGCTCGTCTCTCCCGTCACAGGCCCAGCAAACCCTTGCTCATGCTCTGTAGTTTCTTCTTCCCGATCTGCGTTTCGAGGGCATACCTTGTCGCGTCGATGGTGTGATTGTTCTTGTCCGGATACTCGGCGATAAAGTTGCCGTTCTTGTCCAGCTCGTACTCATACGCCGAAAACTCCCTGGCGATATTCGGCGTGCGCTCCGGGTCGATGACGATCTCGCCCAGATCCTCCAGCCATCGCATGCCGTGCTCGATGCTGCCCGGCCCCTTTTTCACGCCGATGGTGCTGACCCCTCGGGCGTTGAGCTCCGCGATCATGCGCGGGTCGGCGCTGTCGCAGCGCAC